CATGGAGGAAATTATTCTTCCACGCCTTGCTGCCGGAAAGGATCCTATCCCCAGCCACTTCAAGCTGAGATCCGACATCAAGTTATTTGATGAGAATGACAACTTCAATATAAACGCCTACTATCTAAAAGGATTTCTGCGTGATGGTGGCGGTCAGATTGCGGTCATTCCTGTTAACGGGACAATGAGCCGCTACGGCTATTGCGGATTTGGCAATGAACGCATTGCAGCCATCATTCAGGAAGCCGAAAAACAGCCGGACGTCAAAGGCATCGTGCTGAAAATCGACACGCCGGGCGGAACCGTTGACAGCACCGACATGCTTGCCGATGTGATCCGGAATTTCTCCAAACCTATTGTTGCCTGGACAAACTACTGCGCTTCTGCCGGGTACTTCATTGCCAGCCAGTGTGACCAGATCATCATGGAAAACTCTATTTCTTCCAGTGTTGGAAGCATTGGGGTACTGATGGTTTATGTCGACCAAAGCGAAGCACTTGCCAAAGCGGGTTACGTTGTCAGGATTTTCAGAGCAGATGGCAGTGAAGACAAAGCACTCATTAACGGAATTGAGCCACTAAGCGATGAGCTTATCGCCGAAATTAAAGCCGATTTAAAAGAAGCAAGGGTAGGTTTTCATGGATATGTGAGACGTGGACGTGCAGGAAAATTACTATCCGATGCACCTCTAACCGGAAAAATGTACAAGAAAAAAGCAGCAATGGCGGAAGGTCTGGTGGATAGCCTGGGCAATTTATCCGATGCCATCAAGATCACACTTCGACTTGCAGCCTAATCAATAATTTTCAATCCAAACAATAAAACTATGTCAAAGCCAATTGCAGTTCTTTCCAGCCTGTTTGGAAAAAGCCACAAAGCCATTTCTGAAAAGCTTTCTACCGAAGAATTCAACGAATTCACACAGGAAGCTACTGAACTGAGTACCCGACTTGAAGATCAGAAGACGGAAAATGAATTAGCCGTAGGTGACCTTGCCACAGCGAATGCAAGCATCGCAACACTAAATGCAAGTGTCAGCACTTTAACGGCCAGCCTCGCCACTGCCAATACGCAGCTCACTGCAGTAACGACAGAACGAAATACCTACAAAGCCCATTATGACCAATCGGCAAATAAGGGTGACAAAGAAGGTGGTGAAGATGAAAACAGCCGCAAGTCTGAACTGGCTGATTATAATCAAAACGCACTGGATGTATGGCATAAGGCACACGCCAAGGCCTAATCAGCAAAAATTAAAATAAGTATTCACATCATTTCCAATATTAACAATGGCAGTACCTTATAATTTTTCCGCTTTTGACAGCGGCCTTATGCGAACCTTCGACGGCGGTGGACTTCTACTCCAAGCAGCTGTTATGGATGGTGCCGCCCGTCTGAGAAACGACTTCACAGTATTAAAAACACGGGACAAAGCACCGTTGGTTCGCGTCGACATCAAAGACGGATTCAAAGCAGCTTCTGACACTTTCGCCGGTCAGGGTATTTTGGACGTCAAAAGCCGGATCGCTACCTTCAAAGAAGGCGATATTGATATCGAAATCAAATGGAGCGATATTAAAGAGGCTTACCAAACTTACCTTGGATGGCTGGTAGAACCAACCCGTAGTCTGATTGAAGTTCGTGAAACTCCTTTTGAGCTGTTTTTTATTCGTCAGGTAATTGCAAAACATTTTGAATTCATCCGCCTAAAAACAGCATGGAAAGGCGTTTACCATGCGACGAACATCGGCGCAAACAACATCAGTGACGGTTTTATAGCCATGTTCACAGCCGGACGTGCTGCTGATATTGCATCTTCCCATGTTTTCACAGGTGCAACAATCACTACTGCAAACGGTTACGATCAGGTTAACGGAGTTGCCGCTAAAATTGCAGCAGCAGACGAAAAGTTACTTGCCGAAGAACTGAACGTGTATATGTCTCAGGGAACTTACGACAAATACCGGACACAACGCAGATCCTTATTCCCAAACCATGTTGGTCCTGCTGATCAGCCAACAGTATTGGATGACTACACCAACATGAAAATTGTTGTTGATCCTGGTCTGGCTGGGAAAGATACAGTTGTTGCAACCAAAAAATCAAACATGCTTTTTGTATGCAACGATGATCCGGGACAGTTTACGATTAACATCGTAAAAGCAATCAAAAGCTTCCAGATCACCATCAGGATTTCTGCCGGGTTTGATTATGCTACGCCGGACTGGTTGTTCCTGAACGACCTGGTCTAACCGACATTACCCTTCTGCATCTGTCAGAAGGGTACTTTTTATTCACTTCCATTTTTATTTATTCAATGAAAAACACATTCAAATTTTTAATGGCCGGGTTACTGGTGCTTTTGACAGCCGCGGTAACTATGGCAACGGACAATGTTCTTTTTGGACTTGCAGCAGCCAGTGCAACCTATTCAGGTGTGCAGGCAGTAGTGGGTGTTTCTCTTTTCGATATGCATGGCGTTGCCAGCTGCACTTCACTGATCGGTATCAAACGGGCCTGCCAGACCTTAACCATCGGTGGATCAAAGCGGCTTTACATCGTTTTGACAGAAGATCTGGAAACAGAGTTTTTGACCTACGCACTTGCTAAGTCGGCAGGTAAGTTTACCGGTGCAATTCCCCTAAAGGCTGGAAAGAAATTTATTGAGGTAGAAGCCTGGTATGACTCTACAAAGTTTGATACTGAGATGAAAATCGGTGCAGGATTTACACAGGGATTAGAATACAAACTTTTAGGATATAACTCGGATATCGTGAAACATACCGCGTTACTACTTGAAACGCCTGTTAACTTCATTGTTCAGGGTAACGACGATCAACTTTACTACATCGGACAAAAGTATATTCCAATGATGGTGGAAATGAAAGGCGTACTTCCTGAAAAAGGAACTGCCCGTAAGGAAGCAACCTTTACTGCGAAACAAGATGGTATGCAGGTTCCTGTATTCCCACTTGACGCGTCAGTAACTTTTGAAGTTGAGCCGCTTGCAGGTGCTGAACTTCCTGACGACGGCGAATAACATTCTTTAAGCCAGAACCGGGTAATGCCGGTTCTAATGCTTTTTTAAATCGAATTGATCATCACAAAATTTTATAAAAGTGGCACAACTACCAACATATATGCTTTCTGACCCGAAACAAAAAGGTCATTCGTATGTAAACGGAAACACTAAAAATTTAACCGCTATGAACCAGGACGATTTGAAAGTTCTGTTCAATAACGGAGATCCCAGGGTAAAGGTTAAAGAGGAAAGCAAGGCGGTAGCGAAAGCCGAGCCTGTTAAACCGGCTTAACCAAACCAATTACTCAATCTAACAACATTCTTTCTTAATAGGTTATGGAAATAACAAAACTGAAAGCCACGATGCAGCTGGCTAAAATGAGATTCGATGCGGATCCTACCGACGAAAATGACGAAAAGTATGATGATGCATTAGCTGCCTATGAAAATGCATTAGAATCGGAAAATACAGAAGTCGAAAATAATGACCAGGTTTCTGGAAAAAAGCCCGTAACTGCAAAACCTGCGACGCCTGCAAAACCTGCCGATCCTAAGAAACCTGCTGCGACAAGGCCTGCATCGCTACCAAAGACGGTGGTCGACGTGGTAACGCCTCCTGTCGTTGAAGCTAACGATGAGTCCGGAGATACCAATCAGACCGACGATACTGCAGAAGATCAAAAAAAAACGGAGGAGTAGTTCCAACCGAAGCAGATAAACATGAAAAAGAGCAGCTTCTTGTGCGGGCCGATGGCCTTCATAAAGAAGCTGCTTTTCTTTCTAATACCCTGCATGAATTCGCTGATAGTGATGTGGCTGGCCGCAAGCCGGTTGTTGATCAGATCCTGTCGATACGGTCCGAATGGAAAAAATGCATGAAGGCCATCGAGTATTTCGAAAAAACCGGAATGCTGCCGGCAACACCACTAGAAACATCGGCAGTTGCTGGAAAGTCCGGCGTGGTAACGCCTGGTAACACCAACGCACCAGGCGTGGCCGATCTTAAAGTGGAACTTTCACGCATCAATGTGAACATTTCCAAATATCAAAAAAAGATTGACGATAAACCCGATCACAAAAAAGCAGAACAGTGGGCAGAAGATCTGGCAAAGATGAAAGCCATGAAACAGGAAATCAACCAAAGCATTGTAGCACTTACCTATGAGACAGCATAATAAGTATCTGGAAAAAGTTTACGAAGAAATGGATGTTTACCGTCAGCACCTGATGGAAGGCAAAGAACTGTCTGTGCAGCAAACCGAAACATTCCAAAAGATCGATGTCATGCGCGGATGGCTGCGCGACGGTTTTTCGGATGTCGACGTCATCAAGTTAGCAAAGAATGATCCGCGGATTGGGGTGCAGGATCGGCGTGCTAGGGAACTGCTTTCGATGTCGTATGAAATCTTCGCAGAACTGCGGCAGCTCCGTAACCGCGACGGGATCAAATTTATGTATTCCGAGCAATTCCGGAAGGCCGGACAGTTGATTATGGCAAAAATCGTCGCGCTTGCCAATATTCCGGATGCAGAAGATCTGAGTGAAGGTGATTTGGCCGATATGCAACTGGATACCTCGAATTCGAAGGAAATATCTTTCCTGATGAAAGAATATACCAGGGTGATGAAAGAAGCTGCTCTGATCGATGGCGCTTATGATAACAGCAAGCAAGGTGAACCTGAAAAGAAAAAACCGACCAAAATTGTGATCAAACGCAAAACCGTCATCAATAACGGAAATACCGAAAGTGACCAATTAACCGAAGAAGCGCATTATGAATCAGAATAGTTCGGAATTAATTCAGGAAATCGAAGTAAACGATAAGCAGGCCGATTTTTTAGAAGCCATTTTCTACGGTTTGACTGCTGACGGGTCCAAAACAGCGACCATGATCGGCGGTATCGGATCCGGAAAATCGTTTGCGATGGCACTACTCATGTTGATCAGTAAAGAAGAGCTACCCAAAGCAAAAGGCCAGTTTGCCTGTTCCAAGGTAACGCAATTTCAAAGAAGCATTTTCCCGGGTGTCACTTCCGTATGGCGTGAACATTTCGGGATAAGGGAGTATAACTGGAAAACCAACCAGGGCGATTACGTAAAATGGAGAAAACCGCCAGAAGGTTGGGATCTGCCATACCAGGAACCGGATAACTGGGAAAATTGCATCTCTTTTCCCAATGGCTGGGTTGTGGAAGCCTGCGCCTACAAAATGGATGCGGATATGCACCGAGGTCGAAACGACGATTTCGCGTTCATGGATGAAGGGCTCGTTTTCAAACGTGAATGGTTAAAGATTTTGGAAGGTCGGATCCGGGCCAATAAAGGAAAATTTCATTCACCTGTCCACTGGTTAATTTCCGTTTTTTCGTCACCGCCTTATGGGACTGGCGGCGAATGGATGTTTGATGTAGAAGATCTGATGAAAGAGGAACCGGACAGATACCTTTTTACCCAGGTTACAACACGTGATAATCAGGTGAACCTTCCTGACAACTACATAGCCAACTTAAAAAAGAAGCTTCAAAAGTTCGAATTTGCTGTGGAAGTGGAAGGTAAACGTTTATCAAAAATCCCAAAGTCCTTTTATGCAGCACTGGATGACAGGCACAGTGAAATTGAAGAAGAGAATTTTTATAAGCTCAACAAAGAGGTGGTGGCCGTAGTGGACTTTAACGCCCATTTCACCAGTTGCACCGTATGGCAGGATAACGGCAAGGGCCAGCACTGTGTTATGGATTGTTTCGTACATGAGCCAGAGCCAGACATGAGCATGAGCCAGTCACTGGCTATGGAGTTGCTAACCCGTCTGGATAGTAACAGCAGCAGGACCATACATATAACCGGCGACCGCAACGGGTTGAATGCAAGTGCAGCGAGTAAGAAGCGGAATGATGGTACATGGATCACGCTGTTCGATGAATTTGCACAAGTATTTGAACAGGCCGAATGGACGGTGCACTTATCACCACTTACCTACAATCCTTTGAAGGATACTATCCATACCCTCATGCAGAATGCTTTGAGTGAGGTACGTGATGATGGCCTGTACCTGCGCTTCCATCCTACTCATGCACGCAGCACGCTGATCAGTATGCAACGCACGCCCGTGCTGGCAGACTACAAGAAGGACAAGAGCAGTGAGACTAAGAAGGACGTAGACCAGGAACGTGCGACCCACCTCTCTGATACCGTCGACTACTACCTGACGTGGCGCAGCCTGGGTGGTATCAGCTCAGCATCGGACACCGGGTTCGACTTAGATTTCATATGACCGAAGGGGTACCCCCCCCTACCCCCTATCAAGAAAGCCGTCGACCGGATCGGGTCGGCGGCTTTCATATTTCCGTGATTTCAAAAAAAATGGAAATTTCCATTTCGCGAAAGGGCGGGCAAGAAGTACAGACTTTTTGCCGTCCGCAGGTTTTTTATTTTTATATTTTGCCCATTGTCAGGCAATTAGGGTGGTCAATCAGGGTAAAAAGGGTGCAACTTTTTAAAAACAGCTAAAACACGCTGGAATTTAAGTAGTTAGCTATGATCCATAAACAGAATCTACCAGATCATCGTTCTCCGATCTGGTGGATGAATTCAAATAATCCACCGTCACAGAAACAGAACTGTGATCTAAGGCATCAGAAACAGCATATACATTCCCTGTTTTCTTGTTAGCAATGTCAGCAAAACTGTGACGGGCGACATGCATACTAATTTTGCTCACTCCAATTTTTCCTGCGATAGTCTTCAAATGACCATTTATTAAAGCATTTGCAGATGCGATCACACCCAACCATTCATCTTCATTAAATTGTCTTCGATTTTTCCTTTTAAGGAATGGAAAAACATAGTCAGTCGGTCGAAGACCATCATATTTATAGTGCGCAAGAATTTGCTTTGCCCGATCGATTAATTTTTTTGATCGGAATTTTCCGGTTTTGCCGGCAATATACTCAACACGGTCGTCTTTTATTTGGCTCCATTTCAATTGCAAAATATCAGCTGTCCGCATACCCTGCAGATAAAAAGACATTAAAAATATATTTTTGCTGTGCCATTCATTTATACCAGGCTTGACTTCAATATTTTCAAACAATAAAATTTCAGCTTCCGATAATTTACTACGTTTCGATTTAGATTTTTTCGGCTTATACATAAGCCAGGGAGATCCTGCCTCAGGATGAAAATTCCCGGAATTCAAAGCTTCATTATATATTGCCCTTATGCTTTTCATATTAGCATGAATAGTATTCACACCATTATTAAATTCTTTTATAAGGTATCGTTCGTAATTTTTTAGAAAACCATAGGTGATATCAGTAAAAAAAAGGCCATTGATTCCACAATATTCTTTGAGCTTTTTTACGACTGAAGTTTGGGCTTTACGAGTTGAAGGTGAAACCATATTTTGAATTCTGGTTTCGGCATAGGTGAAAAAATTCTGCCCCGCTACATCTTTTTTCAGACGAGAAGTTAACGTTTCAATTGTTACTTTCTTATTTAAAATGTTTCCCTCCAAATTAGATCTTTCCAATTCAAGCAACTTAGCCTTAATCAGTGTATTTATTTGTCGATACTGCGGCGCTGACTTACGTACCTCTGATTTTTCGGGATTCCAATGTTCAGGCTGGATTGAAATACCCAGTGTTATTCGCTTTAACCGGCGATTTTGGGTTATTCGGATCTGTATATTAGAAGAACCATCCTTCTTTCTATAAGAGTCAAGCTCAACACTAAAAGTTATGTTACTCATAATTCCCTGAAACTATCCCTGAAACATTTACCAATACCATACGAATCTAGGCAATAGCAAATAACAAGAAAAACCGGCTCAATAACTAATTGAGCCGGTTTTAATACTTTACAGAATCGTACAAAATCTGTTTTGTGACCGCGACGGGAATCGAACCCATATCTAGAGTTTAGGAAACTCCTATTCTATCCGTTGAACTACGCAGTCGGAAAATTAAAAGTGATCGCGACGGGAATCGGACCT